AACTGGAAGATTTTCTAGATTAAGATGAACGGCACCTTTATCTTCTTCATCGGAGATTGCTTCATTCACAATATCGGAAACAGCAGCATCAATTTCAGGATGCATTGCCATCTCTCGATATTTAGTAACGAGTTCTGCTTCAGACCTAGCTGATCCTTCAAGATCAACGTAAGTGCCATAAGCGCCGCCTGCAGCAACTGCAACGGCACCGTCATCAAAGACTGGAGGCGCAAAAGAAACTACTTCGTCTTTTTTACGCTTAAATTGAAATCCAAAAATGCTTGCCATTATATTTTTCCACTAAAAAATGGGGGCAAAAATACCCCCATGTTTATTAAGTACCACCAGCGTCGCCGGTGATTCCTCCAGAAACTTCCCACCAATCATATTCAAATGTCACTTGAAATTTTTGAATTTGGTCTGTTGCATTCCAATCTAAACCCATTGCAGCTACACTTGTTGGGAACAATCCATTGAACTGATATGTTCTAATTGGAATACCAGTCTTTGAGTATTGAACTACTTGTGCTTGTGATTTATAAAGCAATGGTGAAGCTGAACCAAATTGAGTAATATTTCCTTCATGACTATTTATTGAAGTTAGCCATGATTCCATTGCATTACGGATAAGGAAATCTTCATCGTTAATTACTTGAACAGTCCATGCACCAAAAACTCTATCGCCTGCAATCTTAACTTTACGACCAAAATAAGGAACTTGAATCATACCAATGGTTGACTCTGGGATTGATGAAGCTTCAACCATGAATGGTACTTTAATATCGCCAGCACTATTAGCTGGGTTTTGAATTGTGACCTGGAAGAGCGATGGTCTTGCTCCTCCAAGTACTAATTGACTTCTGATTTCATTTACATTAAATGCCATCTAAGCTCTCCTATATAGTTGTTTTATTTATCTTTAGATTAAAAACCCTGACCAACTACTTCAGAGAATTCTACACCGGATCGCACTGCAACAAAGTTCAATTGAATATAATTAATTGAACGAGCAGGTTTAACGTAGATGTCACCTACAAACTCATTTCTATCAATGACTCCTTGGGTATTATTTGTGCTATCACACACTACCTTAAAGTCATAGATGCCGCGTCTTCCTTTGATGTCTCTGAGGAAAGGTTCAACGATATTCTTGAACTGAGCCCGTGTAAATTCATCATTGAATTCAAAGAGTAGACCCTCAGCAGCACGTGCAATAGTCTTCTCGAGAACAATGAATAACCGACGAACGTTGATTCGATCAAAAGCACTTGGAGCACCGAGTAGAGTCTTATCGCCGTAAAGAACTGTTCCTTGACCTGGGAAAGTAACTACTGGGTTTACGTCGTTCTTATAAAGAAGATCGCGATCAGCTTTGCCTGGATTAAAGGCAAGTTTAATCACATTCTTAATTTGACCACGATTGAAACCAGCAGGCGAAAACCAAGGATCTCTTACGCTATCAGTACGAACAGCCAAACCAGCTATATCACCATTAAGTGGGATATAACGATAAACATCATTGTACTTATCGTACTGATACTTGTATCCAGAATCTAATACTGCATATGAAGTAGAAGTAAGTGCATTACGGAAATCAACAATATCTTGTGCTTCATCTTTACCTGAATTCTGAACAACGTCAGCGCGATCAGGAGAAATAAAGGCTACACAGTCTTTACGAACAGAAGCAATATTATCAATTAGATAATTTGCAAGCTGTGCATATTGATTGCCAGCAGATCCTCTTGCTTTACCCTGTAGTAGTAAAGAAACATCAACATCGTCTGATGACTTAAACTTATCATATGCTAAAGCAAGTGCTGCATTAGTAACAGTGCTTTCATCAGCACCGTCAGATCCATTAACAAATGAAAGAGTAGATGGCTTTGAGTTTGTTGAAGAAGCAATATTTACTGCTGTATTAGATACTGCGCCTGACCTATCAGTTGCCCACCAAATGTAATTGGAGTTATCATTTAGAACAGTCTTGTAATAATTAATGGTTCCATCATTGGTCTTTGCATCAGTTGCTCTTGATAGACCTTTATAGACTTCTAGAATTGTTCCAGGAACTCCTGTAATCCTGCCATCTTCATCGGCAACAACAACATGAAGTTCATCATTTGCTGCGGTGTTACCAAAGTTTGCCACAAATTCAGATTGACCAGGAGCAGAATCTACAGAATTAAAATATTCCCAATCTCTCACAATTGTGTTTGAACTATAATTTGAAGATAGAATATATTTAGAAGCAAGATTTAATGTAATCGTAGCAGCACCGGTGTTTGTACCGGCAGAGTTATTTACAAGAATGCTTACATTAGAAATTTTAAGATATTGTTTGCCAATTGAACTATTTCCTACTTCTAAGATATCACCAATTGAGAATAGGTTTGCAACTGTATTTGCATAGGGTACAGGAGTACTACCCGTCAAAGCAGCAGTATTTACCAAAGAAATAGTGGCAGTATTGGTACCAACAGTAAAATCAATCTTTGTAGCAGTTGCATTACCGAATGATGTATTGGCAGTGCCAACAGTATTGCCAGAAAGAAAATCGATGGTTTGTGTGTATTGATTAGCAGCACTGCAAACAGAAACTTTAAGTGAATTTCCTAGTTCACCAGGATACTTGGCAATGAACTGAACGCCAGCTTCAAAACTTGCAACTTTCGTATCATAATCATCAGCATTAAGAACTAGATGAACTAAGTTGCTGGTAATTGAGGTGCTATTTGCCATAGCAGAAAGAACACCAGTTGCACCAGTTGCATCAGCCGTATTTGCTGCACGACTTACGTACAACTGATTTCCATATGCTAAAAAGTTTGCAGCTGTAAAGAATGTTTCTGGATTGTGATTAGTTGGTTTTCCAAACCGAGCAACTAAATTTTCTTCTGAGTCTACAAGGACTAGTTTGTCGATTGGACCCCAACGAAATACACCAGCAAAAGCACCTTCTGTAGTTGCTGCGCCAGGCACAATTGTGGTTAAATCAATTTCGGATACATTAACTCCGGGACTTACTTGAAATGCCATTTTTTATTCTCCCTCTCGAAAAGGTGATTAATCTATGTTCTAGTATTTATATTTCTTTGGTTTTAATCATTATCGTAAAAGAACTTATCAAAATCACTCATTTCAACTATTGCTGGGGGTGGCATTCCAGTATCAACTATACCAAATGGGACCATATCTTCTTCGATTTGTTTCATCTTAGCTTCATACAATGCTTTTCTAAGATCAACACTATTTATTTCTTTAAAATAACGAGTAGTTATAAGCCAAGCAAACATAACTAATGTCATAACTAAGTCATCATGATATCCTTCATCAG